AGCAGTTTTATCAAGGGACCATGCACTAATAACAGTAGAGTTAACAGATTTACCAATGTCAACCCCAACAGTAATATTGCTTCCTCCCTCGAATCCATACTCATCCAATCTATTAATTTCGTAATCATCATAACACCTTTTAATTTTTTCTGGACTAAAAACATTCGCTACAGACTCTACAAACTCACATTCATACTCTGTTCTCCAGTAAATAGATTCTTCACCCCACTCTGTCATCTTATCTAACATTTCTTCTTCAGTATAAGGTGCTGAATAGGCATCACCTTTATTCACGGCGTCTCTCCATGTGTAATGTAATCTAGTAAAAGTATCTCCATAATTATCGTCATATAAGTACCTCCACATATGATTATCTTTAGACTTTGGTGTTCCAAGATTAATAAATGGTGCTTTGTTAGATACAATAGCAGGTTCTACGTTATCAATAAAAAGTTTATCGTCGATGAGTGGAGACTCATCAACTACTAGGAACGTAGGATGTTGTCCTCGTATAGCTTGACCTTGGTTACTAGGCGCTAACGGAGCTCTTCTCATAACTGTGCCCCCCTTAAGTGTTATGTTGGGCTTATTATGAAACCGATAGTTTGCTACTAATCCATTTAAAAAAGTGTTGTCAGCAAAGTGTCTATAAACATAATTAAAAATTAAAGCAGCTTGGTCTTCTGTAGGAGCCAGTATAAATACTAAATCTCTAAATCTATTAAAAAACATATATATAGTCACCGCTACTGATAAAGCGAAAGATTTTCCACTTCCTCGTGGTGCTAATATAGCTAACTTTTTTTGTTTACCATCTTTACGATTTGTTAAACATTCTAATACAATATCCTCTTGCATGGGTCTCATGCGTAGAGGTCTCTGTTTATTATCAATTAAGTACGCTGTACAAAACGCACGTACTAATTTACGCATCTTTTCTTTGTCGTCTCTACATTTAGCGAAGATTTTTTCTAATTGTCGTGAATCTACTCCACCTTTACCTGTCAACAGGCTTTTCAGGTGACTCTCGTTTTTCATCATCTACTAGTTCCTCTAAGAATGAACCAAAACCTTCTGCACTCTTTTCCATTTCAGTAGGTACTTCAATATTCAATGCTCTAAATTCTGTATGGATATCTCTTACTATTTGGTTTCGTTGTCGCAGTAACTCTGTTCTAGCGTTAACATCCCGAATACATATAAGAATTTCTTCCCACAACACATCTTCAAGCGCAAGATTACGTGCCAAAAGGCGGACAAGCTCTTTATGACGTTCATATTCAGCTTCTCCTACCCTTCGACGTAATCGAGTCTCGTATTCCTCTACGTTCAAAGTCCTTTCCCTTCATCAAGGGCGGATTTGACTTTAGACTTAACAAGACTAGCTAGCTCGTCATCTTTCTCGTCCCAAGCTGTAATTAGTACATTTCGGACTAAGGAATCTTTAACGTGCTTTTGTGCTGTTTCATCTAGCTTTTCAAAAGCTTTCATCTGGGCTTTAGATAGATTCTTATCTAGTAAATCCATTAGTTCAGCTTCGTTATTCTTTAAGTATTTAAAAACTAACTCTTTTACTGCAGGTACGGTGTAAGCTACGTAAGCTCCTAATACCAATGCAGCTAATGCTGCTAATAATGGGTCGTCCATCAAAGCGTCTAACATTCCAGATTCTTCTACAGTATCTAAGATAGCAGTTAGGTTACCCTCTTCTGCTGTCTCATTACCTGCTGTTTCATTATTTGTGTTGTTCATATGTTGATATCTCCATATTGGGGCTCCCACGATGGCACTTGCGATAAGTAACCTATGGAGCAATGGCCCTGTGGCGGGTGCCCATACATATTTAGAATGTGTGTGTATATAAAGCTTACCATTTAACTTTGTTAGCCCAATAAGCTGCAGACATTTTACCCTTCTTGATATTTTTAGCGTGGCGCGCTTTAAAACTCTTTCTTCGGGCTTTGGACTTTGGGTCCATCTTCTTACCTGCTGTGCTTACACCTTGTTGACCAAACCTAATTAGTTTAGTCTTAGTTCCTACTTTAGCCACTACTACGTGTGACTTTTTAGGATGGTTTGGAGTTCTTTTAGGTTTATTATACCCTGATACTCCAGCTCTAGTTAATTTAGCATCTTTTTTCTTTTTTGGTGCCATTATTTCTTCTTCCTTTTAGTTTTGCGTTTAGATTTGTATCCTGCTTTTTTATATGACATCTTTTTACCGTACGGCATTACTTAGACCTCCTTACTGCTTTTTTAATTTTCTTCGAATACTTTGCTCTACTACCCACTCCACCTGCTTTACGTTTCTTGCGATTCGTTGCTGCTTTTTGACTTTTGGTTAGTCGAGACCTAACACCCTTGGGTAGATATCTACCTCGTTTGGATTTAGGTTTCTTCTCATCACCTTTTGTGACATAGCCCCATTTTTGTTTACCCCATTTTTTCAGGGACTTCTGGGACTTTTTCAAAGCCATTACCGGTATCCTCCACCAGCTTTCTTATATGCTACAGCTAACATTTGGGCTTTTCTTGCAGACCACTGTCCGGGTGCACCACCCTTACTTCCTGCTTTAATTCTATTAAACAACCTCTTTCTCATTGTAGGTTTGGTATAGTTACCAGCCTCGTTAACTCTTGACTTTGTTTTGCGTTTCTTCGCAGGTGCCTTTCGTTTTGCAGGTGCTTTACGTTTAGTTGTTTTTCTAGGTGCCATGTTTATTCTCCGTACTTCACAGATTCGGATGCACCGTTGGCTCTAACTTTCTTTACCCACTCAACGTTAGGAATCTGGACTGCATCATTATTATCTGGTGCAATTTCTCCAGTTCCATCTAGTTTGAGTAGTTTAAAAGATTTTCCAACATACTCTTGTTGACCCATTTTGTCTGAGTCTTTCTTTATTATTTTATCCATAGTTTATCTCCTTACTTCTTTAATTCCATCTTATGTTCTTGTTCTTGTGCTTTAGATTCTATCATCTGAGCTTGTTTCTGAGCGTGGTCGTTATAATCGATAACAGCTTGTGCTTTTACCTTGTAGAATGCAGTCTTCTCAGCTTGTTCTTGTTTCCAAACATCTAGAGCATCTTTAATAATTAGAAGGGCTGGCCCACCTAATATAGCTATCAAAGTTGTATATCCTTCTATTTGCTCAAGAACTGAATCGTCCTGCAATCCACTGTGTATAACAAACCCTGCGAAACCAACCCAAAGTAGAACCAAAGGCACAGCAATCATAAACATAAAGATGTCATTGAATGTAACTCCTTCACTTGCGGTGTCTTTACTCATTTTTGGTTTCTCCTTCTTTTTTATTATTTCTAGGCTGATACTTGGTTTTTTGGGAATTATACGGCGCGCATATTCCACAAGTATTGCGATAACAACTGCAATCCCTAGTATAGCCATCACTACAGCTAGCATAGTTAGAATGTCTACCCACGCTATCATTCCTCCTCACCTACAAAATCTTCATATGTGCTATTCTTTATCATTGCTTTCACATCATCCAATTCCGAGATTATTTTCGCTAACATATTTGTTAAGACTAACATTTGGTTAGCCTTCATTCCTCCTCCAATATTATTTCCTCTATATTAAAGGATGTAACGTATTCATACTCACCATTTCTATTCCAATCAGCAAATAGGTTTACCCACACAATGTACCAACCGGTATATGGTTCTGTAAAGTATTCAGGTCCGGATTTGAGAACAAACTCGTCTCCTTCCCAACCAGTTACATTGTAGAACACATCTACCCACATGTAACCGTTCCAAACTGTTTCGTTGTCTTCAATTTTTATATGACCTACATCATAACCTATCATAATAGGTAAGGTGTCTTGGTCACAATCTGTATCGACATCTACAGTTATATTTAAAGTGTTCGGTTCTCTAGAGTAATTACCATACTCTAAACCGTTGTAAAAGTAAGTTTCATTAGATGCACAGTCATATTCTTCATATTCACAACTGCCGTCATCTTCCTCAGCTCGGTCATTAAAGTTCTCAGCTTCTGGGTCCATACATCCGTAGATAGTATCATCTTCATGTGTTTCATTAGTTGTACCATTATCTACTGGTCCACCCAAAAACTGACACCTACCATTATCATGAGTAGCTTGTGAGTTATAATTATCTGCATCGGGGTTAGTACATCCATAAATAACAGGAGGAGGGAATACACAACTACCATTATCAAAATCCGCATCAGATTTGTAATTGATGGCTGTTGGGTCGGTACATCCACCCCTTGGCTTACCGTCATCGTCTCCTCCGAAAATTTCTTCAAACGCACTAATATCTCCTCCACCACCGAAAAAGGCAAGTATCAAAACTGTAAGTATAGAACCTATTTTTTTACCTAATTTAGTCTCACCTAGTTTATCACCAGCTTTACCTATAGTTTCAAATAAACCTTCTTCTTCATCGGGTCTGGGCCTTCCTCCTATCCCTAATGCTTCACGTTCTTCATCAGAGATTATAGAGATGGCTCCATAATCATCGCGCGCCATGTATATTTTTACATGACGCTAGTATTTAAAGATTTCTCTTAATCAAAGTCAGGGAACTGTGATTGAGACTCAACATCGATATTTATTTTAGTCTTACTATCAATGTCTGCATAATTTTCTTTTTTACGCTTTTTGAAAGTAGGTTTCCAAGTTGGTATTTCTGCATCACAGGGGCCGCCCTGCGATTTGTGGAAAGAACACCACTTACACAGGTTTTGCGGCTTCTGTTCATATCTATCTTCATATTCCTCTCGTTCCTTTATACAGTCGTGTACCATCTTGATAAGGTCCCTAGCCTCGTCAAGTTCGGCCTGACCAACCTTTACAAAAAAGGTATCGTCAAATCGTAGATAGTTTACACCTACGAAGTTAGGCATCTCTCCCATCTCTAGTGTGTATAGGAAAGCGTAAATAATAAGTTGTCTGTAGTATTCTTCTGGTAGGTATGGTCCGTACCTTTTAGACGTTTTGTAATCTAATAATGTGGTACCACCATCGAAATCATTACATACAACATCAATAACTCCAACGATTGCATACTCTTTTGACTTAACCCACTTCTCAGCATACTTAGGTGCTACAGCATTCCAAGCCTGTTGCTTGTTCTTAAATATCTTCCAGTC